CCACCATATAAGGCGCTCAACCGCGCGTTTGTGCTAGCCTTCACAAACGAGCAGATACCCATTTCGCTTGCGTCCCAAGATCGGCGTTGGTTTTGCGTATGGTCCGCAGCGCCGAGGATGGGCGCTACTGAGAGCAAAAAGATGTGGGATTGGTACAAGAACGGCGGGTATGAGGCTATTGCTTCATGGTTGTACGCCCGGGATGTGACTGAGTTCAACCCGCAAGCTGCGCCGTTTGATACAGAGTTTAAAATAAACCTCATAGAAGGCGGTCGCAGCATAAGCGAAGCATACCTTGTGGAACTGATAACCAACCGCTCGGGGGAGTTCGCAAGTGGCGTTGTAGGCTCACCGTTTGTTAACCTTTGCGACCGTTTGGCAAGTACCGCACCTTCCGGAGCAAAGGTTCCGCAAGCCGCGTTGTTGCACGCGCTTGAAGAAGCAGGGTGGGTAGATATGGGCCGCGTCAAGTCAAGGCGCTATGATAGCAAGAAGCGGGTGTTCTGCGACCCGTCTATGCGCTACGAGAGCAGATCAGACCTGCGGGACTTGTTGGAAGAACCACCTCCGGCGCAAGCGTTTAATCTAAAACCACAACACAAACATGAGAGAAACTGAAATTGAAGCGCATCTTGTTTGGACTGTAGCCGTTATGGGCGGTGGAACTTATAAGTTCAAGTCTATAAATAACCGAGGAGTGGCCGATAGAATCGTATGCCTCCCGAACGGTACAACTTGGTTCATAGAGGTGAAAACAGAAGCAGGTAAAATCTCGTCGCTTCAGAAAGTGTTTGCCGAAGATATGCAGACGCTCAAGCAAAAATACGCCTGTCTTTGGAGCATAGAAGAAATAGACCATTGGAGAGCGGAACAAGAGTCCGACGACCGTTTTTGCTCTTATTGTGGAACAAAAATAACAAAGGGGATCGCAAGCCATGAGAAGTAAAGAGATATGCGCAGACGGATGTAACTCCGACCCGGTTAATCACCCGGGGCACTACACACAAAAGGGTATTGAGTGCATTGAAGCGATTGAAGCCAGTATGGATACGTGCGGTTTCGTGTGCTTTTGCAAAGGGAACGCGGTTAAGTACCTGTGGCGCATGGGGTTGAAAGGGGGATTTGCTTGAGGACGCAAAAAAAGCACAGTGGTATATCAACCGTATTGTTAAAACCTTGGAGGCGTTGTAATGAGCTGTATGCTGACCAGAGCCAACGGTGTGCACCGGCAAGCGCCGCAAGCTCTTCACCGGTTGCAACACCCCCTCCCTGCGCCTGAGACTTTAATGAAGAGGCCGGCGGGTTGGTATACATTCCTAGGGGGCTGTTGGGTCTGGGCGCACCGCCGTAAAGGAAAGTACTTCGCACTCATAGCGGGGGAACCCAACTACACCGAAAAAGTAAACACAATTGAGGAGCTCGAAAAGGCAATAATTAAAAAAGCGCAACACCATGATAAAGAGTCACACGGGTAGTTATACCCGCGCACTAGACCGCCAGCTTCCAGATAGCGATGCAAGTTTCTTTTGGGATACGACCGATAGTAAAAAGAAAAGAAAAGGGTACCGGGACGGGCTCAAGTATGACGCGGTATCTGGTACAAAACGCAAGCGGTACAGAGGGTATGACATAGTTTACACTCGGCGAAAAAATAGTAGCTTTTGCGCTCATACGATTGATGTGCTAGGCGAAGGGGTAGGGTTTGAAAAAACACGCCGGAATCCGAAGACACAGAAGAAGTATACGCGATGTTTGACGAGTGGATAGACAACAACAACAACAACAAGACCAAAACGGAGCAAACCTATGATGACCGAGACCGAAATCCTTAACCTGAAAGTAAAGATATTCAGTACCGAAGAGTGCTTGTACAAGCTGCTTGAAGAACTTGCAGAAGCGCGGGATGCTGCGGAAGCCCTGCTCATAGACGCCCGGTACAGCACCGGGGTAAGTACCCAGAAAGTGAAAGCCCTGCTCGAAGAGTTGGCTGATGTTGAAGTTGCGGGGCACAGAACAATGAAGAAGCTCTTCCCCCGCGAAGCGCCCTGCTATGACATCAAAGCACGGCACGCTATTAAGTTCCAGCTGCGCAACGCTATTGAAGACCGCCGTAATGCATAATAAGCTCCGAGAGTACCAAGAGACTGCGGCGGACTTCCTGTACGAGAACGACAGCGCTATGGTGCTTGCTTGGGTGGGTGCAGGTAAGACGGCCTGTGCGCTAACCGCGATGAGGGACATGATCCACGATGGGCACGCCAAAAGGTGGCTTGTGCTTGCGCCAAAACGGGTAGCCACGGAAGTATGGCCAGAGGAGGCGAAGAAGTGGGCGCCGGGGCTCAGTATATCGGTAGCAGTTGGCACTAAGCGCCAGCGGGATAAGGCGTTTGCGGAACTGTCTCAGGTGGTAGTAGCGAATTACGACACCATCCAGACAATGACCGAGGCGCAAATTGCGGATTTTAGTGGCATCGTTTTTGACGAGCTAACAAGGCTAAAAAATCCCCGTGGAAAAAGGTTCAAAGCGCTGGAAAAGAAAATATCCGGCGTAGGTATACGGTGGGGGTTAACCGGTTCTTTTACCTCAAATGGCCTTGAGGATGTTTTTGGGCAGTGCAAGGCTATTAACCCCGCAATTCTTGGCCGCGCCAAAACCGCGTTTATGCAACAGTACTTCATCTGCACCAACAGGGATTACGGTTTATGGACCCCTGCCCCCGGGGCTCTTGAACAGGTTATGGAGAAGATAAAGCCTTTTACATTCGTGCTTGAAAACAAAGATTACAAAGATACCCTGCCGCCGTTGCACACAATTAAGGTCAGCATACCCTTTCCCGACCGTGAGCCATACGACACTATGAAGAGGGAGTTCGTTGTGGACTTGGGAGACTCACAGATATGCGCTTTAACTGCTGCGGCGGTCACAACCAAATGCCGGCAAATGTCGAGCGGGTTTGTATACGATACAGCGCTTGTTCCGGGTGCCACGAAAATGGTCAGTGTAAAAACCCCGATATGGTTTTCCCAGCATAAGTTCGACCGTTTAGACGAGATACTGGACGAGAACCAGCGCAGCCCGACGATGGTGTATTACACTTTTACCGAAGAGCTTGCGGAGCTGCGGCGCAGACAACCGCATGTGCAGACACTTGACGACACCGACGCTGTCAACCGGTTCAATAAAGGGTCTATAGAGCTACTTGCTGCGCACCCTAAAAGCGCCAGTCACGGGCTGAATCTTCAGGGGGCTGCGCACCACATTGTGTTTCTATCGGTCCCGTGGTCGCTGGACGAGTACGAGCAATCCATTGGACGGCTGCACCGGAGCGGGCAGAAGCACGCGGTTTGGGTGTATGTGCTGATGACTGCAAACACTATAGACCAAAGGGTGTTCGCCGCGCTGCACAACAAACGGGGGGTATCTGAAATAGCAATGGAAGAGCTGCTGGGCTAAAAAATACCCCGGGGGTAACCAGCCGCCCGGGGTGCAACAACCAACTATGACTGCCAGTAGGGGTTACTGACAGTCATAATGTACTCAAAATCTGCCTAACTTGCAAGCTCAAAATGCGGGAGGTCAATAAAATTTGGTCGTGGAGGTCATTATCTGAGTCCCAATCCCCTCCCCACCTGATTTTTATACCCTTCTGCGACGCAACACCTTTGACGAATCCACCGAAGGCGTAGAAGCCCTCTCTGTCGTCCCAGTCTATCGGGTAAGGGACTACATCCACGGCGCGAGCCGGGAAGCTATTGTGCTTGCTATACGGGTATCTAACCTTGCTCTTTCCTTCCGCAACGGCTTTGTCCTGCTCCTCTTGGCTCCTATGTCCGCAGATAACTGTACAGTCATAGTGCTTGATCACTGCATTGAAGAGCCGCTGCAAGTCAGGCTGGGCTTGGCTGAGGTTTGATTTTGATCTTGTGCTAAAAGACGGCATAAATCCCCCACGATTTTATTGTGTTCTTCGATTATCTTGGCAGCCCATACAGGGGTGTCAGCAAAGCCTATATGATACCCGTCCGCAGCCTCTATCGCGTCGGATACGCTGCCTAAGTGCCAATACTGGTGCATGATAGGTCAACCTTTGAAGCAGTTGATTAGGAGGCCAACCTTTTTCTTTGACAGCAAGGTAAATGGCACCCGTCCGATCACGAAGGTATTGTAGCGCCGACCCAACTCTACCGGTCAAAATGTCATACACGAGCACCGCAAAGACGATGAGGATCGTTACGATAAGGTAATTTAGCTATTATTTTT